GACTTTATTACAAAATAGTTTCTTCTTGGATCGGTTTTAATATTCTATTTACAAACAAAATGAACTATAACACTGGAAGGGTTTTAATCCCCCCAACCATGTTATTTATAGGTTCTGAATATTAATTATTAAACCAACGAATTGATCAAATTCTCATTTTGAAAAAAATGATTAGTTGAAACTATCGGCTTCACGCCATCTTGCTTCTGATGCCATATCTTGTACCAATTTAGTTCCTTATAAGATGTACTTTTCGATATGATGCCAAAACCTCTCTTCCAGATATCAGCATTGTGATATAATTTCTTAGCACCAATCCTTGCGGATTGTCGTATGAAGTTATCTGAGATTTCGACGAAGAATTCATTAAGAGGAGAATCCCTCCACACTTTCTCAATGAGGTGATTGTAAACAACTGTATTTTCACATTCCAGATTGTATTCTTCCAAGCTTTCGCCCTCAAGATTCTGAAAAGGAGGTATATCAGATATACCATACAATTTACAAAGTCCTTCTAGTTTTCTTTCAATGATTGAGTTAATTAGACATGTCTTTTCCAAACAGATCGACTTTGGCTTAAACTCAACATAATGTTGATACACCCAGCTTGCTATTCTTCTTTGTACATCAGTTACTACCTTCTCAGGTTCGTAACCAGTACTCATGCCCAAACCACCCAACCAAAAAGGAAGATAGTAAGGAATCCCATTAAGATGAGGAGAGAGGAGATATTTATTATGATAACACTTGAATAAGTAGTCTAGTTCATCAAAGAATGGTTCAAAACCTTTAATTAACTCACTATGACACCAACCTATTCTACTAGTGGCCTCTATTAGCTCTCTCTTTTCGCTTTCATTGCCTGCGGTTTCACTGGATTGAGATCTAACAATCCCCTTCATTAATCCAAAGTTCACAAATGGAACCTCTTTAAACTTAGGATTAAGAATAAGACCATTATCTTCTACTGCATCTACTAAGAATGTTCGTGAGTTCATTTCCACAAACTTTCTCGAAGTAAACGTCTTACCGATAGAATTAAACAAACCTACCATAGCAGAGCACCCGACCCAATGGTCGAAATTAAATATTGGAAAGCAACAATCATCTCCATTTATTAGTCCAGGGAACCTGGAAATATGTATTGATTGGCCTTGATCTATTTCAAGGGCTTTTCTACAAACTGCGAAGTTAACTATACAGAGTATAGTAAAGGACAAAATCTTTCCCATAGGCTGAGCCTCCTTTTGAGGACCCCGCGTATAGTATGAATTTTTACCTATGGTCTCTTTAACTTCTACTAGGCAATCGCATAACGATCTTACAGCTACCTGTTTATATAATTCACTTACACCTAAAAGATCACAAACATGTGAG